AGATGTGGTGTTGCCATCTGACCTTGATCCTGTCGGAAAGTATAGATCCATAGCGTATCGATTGGAGCGCGATTCTCACGCCATATCCCAGAAGTGGTTAAGCACTCCTTTAGTTGGGGTTCGTAATGCGCAGTAGGATTGATGAAATTAGACAGGAAATCATTGAGTTTATTCTCAAGAACAGGAAAAGACAAAAGACGGCTGACATGGCAGGGATTCATTTAAACACTCTCACGGACATACTCAATGGCCATCGCCCAAACTGCTCTATCGGAACTTTAATTAAGCTTGAGCGTGTGGTTAGCGAGATAAAAGAGAAAGAGGCTAAGTCTAATTGGTACTACTCAGGCCCGAAAACCTTAAAAGGAAAAGACATTGGCGACTCCATCTAAAGGTAAGGCGAAGGTCAAAGTAACTTCTAGTGGCAAGAAGGTCAGCTACGGGCAGGCAGGTAAAGCTAAAGACGGCGGCTCAAGAGTTAAAGCTGGAACTAAGAAAGGTGACAGTTATTGCGCCCGAAGTCTGGGAATAAAGAAGGGGCTACCCAAGAAGAAGCAGGACGATCCGAATACCCCGAATAATTTGTCCAGAAAACGTTGGAAATGTTCCGGCGCTAAATCAAGGAAATAACATGACTCCATGCAAGGGTTGTCCCCACGCGGCTAAGTGCAAGAAGGCTGGGAAATGTATGAAAAAAAATCTACCTAAACGAGGCCAGCGGGCCGCAACCAACAAAGCGAGAAAATCATCATGAAAAAAATGGACATGCAAACTGAGCTTACCCATTACCAGCACATGTTTTTGGATCAGCTTGAAGAGCGTCTGGAATGCCCAGAAAAAACCTATAGCAAAGAATGGCTAGCGGAAAAGATTCAGCAGACATATGCGGACATTGATCGCAATCTGGGATTTTCGTAAAGCAAGGAAATAACAATGAGTAAAAAAAATCGATTCCAGCACTGCGACCATAAGCAGACGCTGGGTGGAAAGGGTGACCTACAGCGCCCGTCCGACAAAGATAAATTTGAGAGCGGTTGGGATCGGATCTTTGGTAACAAGGATAAGAAAACTGAGGAGAAATCCAAGTGATAGACGTTGTCCTAGAGCGATTCTGTTACCACCCTAAAGGTACGCTGGGCGTCATTAAGTTTGCGGGAGACACCTTTTATACAATCGAGAGACCTTGGTTAGATAACGCCGCGAATGTTTCCTGCATACCCGAGGGAACTTATGGCGTGAGGTGGAGGGAGTCCCCGAAATTTGGATTTACTTGGGAGCTTAAGGATGTTCCGGCCAGAACTTACATCCTAATGCATGTAGCTAATTACTCTAAAGATGTTCAAGGGTGCATTGGACTTGGCACTACCTTGATGGGTGACACTATCGCGGTAGGCAATAGCAGGGTAGCTACCGAGAGATTTGAGGCCTTAACCAAGGATATCCAATGGCAGATGGTCGTCAAAAATGCTCCGCTTGCGGCCTTATAAAGGCAAAGGCTGAGTTCAGCTTAACTAACCGGCAGTGCAATAGCTGCCGGAAGAATAAGCATGATGCGAAAGCCAACAGCTCACTTGAAGGCTTTTTGACGATGCGCCTGACAGCATTAAAGCAGCGCCATAGGAGCAAAGGATACACCGAAGACGTTATTGACCTTGCCCACCTTATGGATTTGTACGAGGAGCAGCGGGGTATATGCGCATTAACGGGCATTCCCATGCATATAACCACATCTGAGAGTGATATGAGCGTCAGTCCTGACCGGATTGATAGCGACTTGGGCTACTCCGAGGGCAATGTGCGCCTAGTCTGCGTCAGAGCCAACCTTATGATGAATAACTTAGACGATGCTCACTTTAAATGGTGGTGTCGAGCGGTGATTTTCCACGATGGCAAATGAAGATAGAGCAGAAATTGAGCGGATTGCGGCCAAATTTAAGGGTAACTTCCCTTTATACGCCAAGAATGTCCTTAAAATCGTGACAAAAGAGGGCACATCTGTCCCATTTGTACTCAATGCAGCACAAATATATGTCCATAACGAGCTAGAAAAGCAGTTAAAAGAGCAAGGAAATATCCGAATGCTCGTCCTTAAGGCCCGACAAACAGGTATTTCTACCTATGCACAGGGCCGTAACTTCTGGAAAGTCACGCAAAACCGTAATGCTAACGCATTTGTACTAAGCCATTTGGCGGAATCAACCAACGCAATTTTTAACATGGTTAAGTACTTCTATGACAACACGCCGCACCCAGCTTTTAAGCCTCCGCTCCTCTCTCAGTCGGCGTCAACGCTTGTATTTGATGACATCAACTCGCGCTATAGAGTCGGAACGGCTCGCTCAACTCAAACGGGACGAGGACAAACAAACAGATTCGTCCACGGATCAGAAGTTGCCTTCTACCCCCAAGGCTCAGACATAGTCGCAGGCCTACTTCAGACGGTTGGAGGGCAGGGGTCAGAGGTAATTCTTGAAAGCACGGCCAATGGAGCTGGCGGCTGGTTCTACGATCAGGTGATGAAAAGCCTCCGAGGAGAAACTGAATGGAAAACCTGTTTCATCCCATGGTACTGGATGCCGGACTATCGGAGAAAACCGTCACCGTACTTTGAGGCCACCCCTGAAGAGTATGAGCTTGCAAAACGCTATGGGCTAGATGATTCCCAATTGTGTTTTCGCCGGGCAAAATTAGATGAGCTTGGTGGCAACGACCTTTTCATGCAGGAGTATCCCGCGAATCCACTTGAGGCGTTCTTAACCTCAGGCCGATGTTTTGTGGAAGCCATACATTTAACCACCTGTGAGAATGACACCTACACCGCAGACTTCAAAGGCGATATTTTAGGCGGGAACCTCGAACGCCGAACATACGGCAACTATCAAGAATGGTGTCCGCCCATCGATAACGAAAACTACTGCATCGGGGTAGATGTCGCCGAAGGTTTAGCCTACGGAGATTATAGCTGCGCTCAAGTCCTAGACTCAGAAGGAAGGCAAGTGGCTGCGTGGCACGGTCATATTGATCCTTGGGACTGGGGCAATGTTGTCTCCCAGATCGGTCAACGATATAACAATGCGTATGTTGTTGTGGAAAGAAACAACCATGGACTGACCACGCTAAGAAGACTAATGGAACTGTCCTACTCAAATCTATTTGTTGAGCATTCAGTGGACGGTGCATACAGCGACAAGATGACAAAACGTGGCGGATTCTTAACCACCTCAAAAACCAAACCTCTCATTATCGACAACCTCGCTTCATTGATTCGACAGGGTCAAAGTGGTGTCGCAGACATAGAGTTATTGAACGAACTTCGCACCTATGTCGTTGATGATAAAGGGGCTTTCAATTCACAGGCAGGGTGTTATGATGACAGGGTTATGGCTTTCGCTATAGCTCTGCATGGACTTGCATCAATGCCACGCCCGAAGCACCGCTCTGTAAAAAGACGGTTCTCGACGCTTGATCCGATTGCAGGTTATTAATGATTAATTTCGATGAACCCGTAGAAAAGCCGCCCGAATCCGATGGAGTGCAAGACCACTCCGTACAGAGTCTTGGCGCTCATCTTTCCTCTACCTTTCAAGAATACAAAGACGCTCGTAAAGAAACTGAAAATGAGTGGCTTCGAGACCTTAGGCAATACAACGGCCAGTATGAACCAGACGTTCTAGCCAGATTAAACGATGCGGGTGCCAGATCTAAAGTGTTTGTGGGATTAACACGAACCAAAGTTATGGCTGCATATTCCCGAATCATCGACCTATTATTTCAACATGGCGACCAATTCTTTAACGTCGAGGCAACTCCTGTTCCCGACCTTGATCCCATGGCCGTCATCCAGATAAAGAAGCTTGCTACTCAGCAGATTATGGATGCCAGTCAAATGGATCCAAACATGAATCAAGATCTGATTAACCAGAGAATGGCAGAGCTTGAGGATGATCTGAGAGAGAAATACAAAAGCATTGCCGATAAAGCTGCCGAGTCTATGGCGACCGATATTCTAGATCAGCTTCTAGAGACGAATGCAGAGCAGAAGCTAAAAGAGAGTATTCTCGAAGCCTGTATCTTTGGGTCTGGCGCAGTAAAAGCTGGATCAGTTCGGATCGACAAGAAACAGTCATACACTAGAATGACCGATCCAGAGACCGGTGAAGAGGGCTTTGGCTTATCTATTGTTGAGCAGCCAATGCCTGAGGTTGAGTCCGTCTCAATCTTTGACCTTTACCCAGATCCATACTGCACCTCACTCGATGACTGCGATGGGATGTTCCGGCATCATGTTCTTACTCGCAAGCAATTTAGAGAGTTAGCGGATCTACCTCAGTTTGATTCAGAGATGGTTAAGTACCTCCTGAAGACTAACCGAGCAGGCAACCATGTCGAAGAAGATCATGAAAGATCAAGACGCAGAATTGCCGGAATAAATGACAACCATACGAGCAACCGATTTGAGCTTCTAGAGTACTGGGGTTTCATTGACGGACACAAGCTTAAAGAGCATGACGTTGATCTGCCTGAAGATGCTGATTTAAGTCAGGACTTCTCAGCGTGTGCGTGGATTTGCGCAGGCAAGGTCATCAAGATCTCTTTAAACCCAATCTCAGGTTATCAAATTCCTTACCAGATATTCCCTTACGAAAAATCTCCACACCAATTCTGGGGGACTGGCGTTCCTCGAATGATGAGAGATTCGCAGGGGACATT